GGGGGCGTGACTGTAATTAACAACGTGGACGCTCGCGGATCTGGTGCCGAAGTAGATCAGAAGATCAAATCAGCTATGGCCCAGACCTCGCAGCAGACTATAATGACGATCCAAGATTTGATGCGTAGGAGACGGTTCGTATGACCACATTTGCATTCCCTAGCATCACCCCCACGACGAACACGTTTGAGCTTGTAGCCAACACCCGCACGTTTCAATCACCACTGACTAACGCAGTGCAGACATCATCGCGCAAGGGTTCACTGTGGAAGGCCAGCTTGCAGTTCTCCAATCTCAAGGGTGATGATCGCCAAGAGATGCAGGCTTTCTTGGTAAAGCTGAACGGACAGCAGCATAGATTCACGCTTCACGACCATTCCTACACCCGAAGGGGAGCGGGTGGTGGCACATTATCAATCAACGGCGCTAGCCAATCAGGAACAGCACTGGTGTGCGATGGGGCCACGGCTAACGTCAACAACTACCTGAGAGCGGGTGACTACATCTCGTTCAACAACGAATTACACATGGTTGTGGTTGATGCTAATTCAGACGCATCAGGTAACGTCACCTTGTCGATTGCACCGCCTATCAGAAAGACACCAGCGGACGATACTGTTGTGGACTACCTCACACCCGTCTCTGGGGTGTTTATGCTCGCAGGCCCAGCGTCATGGGAGACGCAGACAGACATATCGTCAAACTTCAGGATTGACGCTGTCGAGGACGTTCTAGCGTGAGTCGCGGTTTCCCATCAGACGTATTGACGGCGCTATCATCCGAGCACGTCGCGCTCGTCACATTTGCCAAGTTGGAGTTCCCATCTGGGACGCTGTACTTGCACAACTCCATCGGAACCTACACATGGGGCGGGAACGATTGGCTGGGTACTGGTGATCTTGGTGAGATCAGCCAGCTTGAAGAAGGCGCACAGATCAGCCCGTACAAGATCACGCTCTCACTCTCTGGATTAGATGCAACCATCTCAGGCGCTGCGCTCACTGAAGACTATTACCTTCAGCCCGTCACGGTTTATCTAGGCGCCCTGAACGCTAATGATGTGCTGATTGCTGACCCGACTATCGTTTGGGAAGGCGCAATGGATCAGATGGAGCTAAGTATCGGCGCGGCTGACGGGGATGTAATTGTCCTGACTGCTGAGTCTGAGCTTGCCCGTTTTGATAAAGCCTCGAACCTGAAGTATACCGACGCGCAGTTGCAGTCCGACTCTGCTGGTTCTCTGGGTTTTGAGTTTATGGCAGACATCGAAGGGGCGAAGATTCGGTGGGGTGATCCAAACTCTGATGCTGTTGCGGGTGGGCCTGCCAGACCGAATATATACGACAACATCAACGTGAATCCAAGTTTCTGATGAGGGTTCATGCCGCACTCAACAAGTGGCAAAAGCGCGATTTCAAATATGGCGATGCCGACTGCTGCCAGTTCATCGCCTTTGTTGTCAAAGAGCTAACAGGTAAAGACTACTCTGCTGGGTTTCAATACGAGTCAGAAGCTCAGGCTGAATTACTGGTTGGGAGAGAGGGCGAGCTTGTCGATTTCATTGGCAGCATATTGGGCGAACCGAGCGATGATTTGAGGGACGGCGACCCGTGTATCGTTGCCGCGCCGATTGTTGGTCAGGTTTGTGGTATTAAATTGAGAGACAAGGTGGTCTGCTTAACAAGCAAAGGGTTCGCACAGATCCCCGACCGCTATCTCGTCTCAGGATGGAGCGTTTAAGTGCCGCAGGTAATCATCGGGGCGTTAGTCAAAGTTGGCACAGCAGTAGTTGCTGCCGTTGGCGCTGCTGGCGTTTATAGCACCGCCACGCTTGCTGCTATTGGCGGCGCAACCATCGCGGTAGGAACCGCTCTTGCTAATGCGGCGATGAAGTCGCTGCTGCCTGATCTCTCCATGCCACAATCTGACACGGATAGGGCTAGACAGCAGACGGTTAGGGGCACGATTGAACCACAGAAGATGGTCTACGGCGAAGCCTTGGTATCTGGCCCGATCTTCTTCGTTGGCGTGGCAGGAACGGATAACCGCGAACTGTACCACTCCATCGCTCTCACTGGGCATGAGGTTGAAGACATCACGGATGTGTTCTTCGATAATGAGAAAATCCTCGACGCGCAGATTGATTTCCAATCCAGAGTCACCGCTGGGACGTTTGGCCCGATTGACAGCGACACCATATGCCAGATTGAACGGCAGACAGGAGCATCAAACCAAGCTGCTGCGTCATTGCTTCGAGGTGCATTCCCATCGGTTTGGACTACATCGCACACCACGCCCAACATCTCTTGCATCACAACTCAATGGGTCAGAACAGACGGTTCTCAGGAACTGTGGGACAGACTGACACCGCGAGACATCAAGGCGCTCGTAAAGGGTAAGAAGGACATCTATGACCCTCGCCTCGACACATCAGCAGGCGCGAATCCAACGAATGCAACGTACCAACAGTGGACAGACAACCCCGCTCTATGTGCGGCTAATTACCTGACAGACACCACGTTTGGTTTGTCAGTGCCTGTAGCCAAGATTGATTGGGACGCGGTAGAAACAGCGGCGGACGCTTGTGACGTGTTGGTCGCCATCCCTAGCGGTACGCAAAAGCGATTCACTGCCAACGGTGTTTTGTTCGCTACTGACTCGCACCGAGCCAACATCAACAAGCTGATGTCTGCGATGAACGGCTCACTGGTGTATTCCAACGGCGTTTACACAATCAGAGCGGGGGTATACGAGGCACCAACGGAGAGTTTAGATGAAGACTCACTTGCAGGCCCGATTTCGGTTAGAACGTCGGTGGAACGCGGCGATCGTTTTAATACAATCCGCCCGATATTTATTGACCCCGCCCAGCAGCACAAGAGTGTCGAGGCACCAGAAGTCGCTCTTACAGCAGCGGTTACAAGAGATAACAACGAAACACTGATTCGTGATGTGCAACTGTCCTTCACGAACACCTCGTACATGGCGCAGAGGATCGCTCACAAGCAGATCCAACTGACAGACCAGCAGACCGTCCTGACTTTCCCGACGAACCTGTCAGGGCTTCGTGTGGACGTTGGCGACAGAGTTAGCGTCACCGTCTCGGAATTGAACTACAGCAACAAGGTATTCCGTTGCGCTGGTTGGTCGTTCTCAGACACACAAGACGGCGTGGTCAATCTGACGCTGTTGGAGGATGACTCTGGCTCCTACGCAGACCCGACAAGTGGTGAATACAGCACCCGCTCACCCTCTGGGACTATCACGCAGGGCTTCCGTGGCGTACCTGACCCGCAGAACCTGACTGCTACGTCCGGCCTCAAGCACATCGAACTCAACTGGACGAACCCAAGCAACCCGAAGCTGTTTGAAACGATTGTGGTTTACGCATCGGCTGACTCGTCTTGGGACAATGCTCAGTTGATTGGTGAGACTAGGGGAACGCAGTTCTTCCATGACGCAGCGAATCCGACTGACCCATTGTCGGTTGGTGATACCAGATATTACTGGGTGCAAGCATTCGCCTACGCTGGCGACAAGAACAGCAGTCAGAGCTTCGTAAGATCAGACAGAAACCCAGACTCAGATACGTCAGTAGTGGCGGCGCAGGTCGGGCCGAACAATCCGGACTATTCGGAGATCGTTGACGATACCCCGTCACAGACTCCACCCACCGGATTGACGCTGACAGAAACCACTGTTTTGGGTAACGATGGCTCGGTTCTTCCTGCTGTTCAGGTGTCGTGGACTGCATCCAGCCCCAACACCTACGTCTCCTATTACGAAGTGCAGTTCAAGCAAACTTCGCTGGGTGAGATTGACTATGGCTCTGTCGCCAACTCATACACAGCGACAATTGACTACGGTTCTGTGGCTGATGCCACCACTCTCGAATTGAACTACGGGGGAGTGAACGAGGCTATCACCGGCGCAGGCGCTGAGTTCTCGTCTGTGGCTGTTCACGGCACCAGTACCGTGATCGCTGGCATGAAAGAGCTTGAGGAATTCACATTCAAGGTCAGAGCGGTAACCTTTACCGGCAAGGTTTCTGGTTTCATCACTGGTGAGCTAACGCTGCAAGGCGACCAGACCGCTCCGGCTATCCCATCCAGCATTGTGGCTACTGGCGGGATTCAGCAAATCAAGCTCGATTATGAATTGCCATCTGACTCTGATCTGGCTTACGTCGAGATCTTCGAGAACACGGTAGACAACCAAGCATCGTCCACACTGATCGTTAAGACCAAGTCCGACCAGCAC